CGCAGTCCATGGCCGCCCTCACCGCGGCCGCCAGCGTGACCGCCCCGTCGTGCGTCTCGGCCCATGACGTGATCTGGTATCGCGGGCGGGCCAGGTTGGCCGGGCCGTCGTGGCTGCGGATCCGGTCGGCGGCGACCCGCTGATAGACGACGGCCGGCATGGCCGATCCGCGAGGGACGGCCATGCCGTGAACGCGGCTGCCGACGATGGCCGAGACGGCCGTCGCCGTGCTGGTCAGCAGCGTGACTATGCCCGTGTCCAGACTCATGTCGCCTTGTTGGTGCTCACACCCGCCCGGGCGGTCAGGCAGGCGGCGCGGTGCCGCTCTTGATCGCGGTGATCACCTTGTCCTTGCGGCGGCTGTCCAAGGCGGAGCCGACGCCGAGTATGCTACCCAGCACCCCGACGCCCAGGGGTATCAGCACGGCGGGGTTGATTGCCCCTGTCGCCCCTTGCATTGCGAGGGTCGCCGCGAACTCCAGCAGCTTGGCCTTCACCGCGTCCTGTCTGTCTAGGTCGGCCTGCGCGTCGGCGAGCTCAGCGTTGTATTTGGTAATCGCTTCGTTGAGCTTCTGCGTGGCCGCCTCTATTTCGATCCGCTCCAATCGGAGCTCGGTGTCAATGACGACGACCTCGCGGTATAACTCTTCCCGCGTGATTTTCTTACTCGGGTCGGTGAGAGACACCGTGCTGCTGTCGCACCCGACGACGCCGAGAGTCCCGGCCAGCACCGCCGCCGCCAGGAGGATTCCGAGGAAGGTGTACCGATAGTGGTCGACCCATTTTACAATCGCATTCCATAAGTCCTTCATGTCAGATTCCTTTCCTGTTCATATCCGTTGATCCTATTTCGTCCCGTGGACATTCGCGGGCGCTTTATGCGCGTTGGCCTGCGCGTTGCCGATCGCCTTGGCTACCGTCAGCCATGCGGTGAACCCGGACAGAATCAGAATGACGATGGTGAGCAGCCACCGGGCGCCCTTGCCCTTGTTCATCGCGGCGTCCAGGGTCTTTCCCGTCGGGCAGGTGGCCGCGTGAAGCTGTATCGCCGCGGCGATCATGGCGGGCCGCTCGGCGAACTTCGCGTCGATGTGCTGCTTGAGGTCTGCCGCCACCGCTCGCGCGGCAAGATAAGCCGATTCCCGGATGATTGCATGTTGGCCCTCGGTGAAGTTGATGTTCTTCGACTCCGTCATCTGTATGGTCCTTGCTCGTAGATCGCCTTCATGTCGGCCTCGGCCTGAGCGAACGTCTTGGTGGCCGTGCCGATCACCACCAAGTGGACATCACCCACCAGAAACTCCCCGCCGTTGGCCTGCCCAATCGTCAGGGGGTCGGTGTCGCTGATGTCGTCGCCTGGGGCCCCCGCGTCCTCTTTGAGCTGCACGGCATCCCCGTACAACCGCGTGGTGGCGTCCGCAGCGGAGCGTATGACGCTAATCATGTGCAGCGCACCGTCGCCGTAATCAGGCTGCGTCGGCGGGGCGTCGGAGTACATGTAAATGCCGTAGTCCAGTGCACGAAACTGAACGCGGCCGGTGCTGAATAGCTTCAAGGTCCAGCCGGTGCCCGCACCCGCGTAAGCGCCCTTGCCCACAATCGCGCCAGTGGCAGCCGGGGACGACTTGATGAAGGCGTGCACCTGGAAGTCGCCCGTGCCGAAGATCAGGTCTGCGTGGTTGGCCACGGAAACGTAGTCGTCCACACCATCGAAGGCCCGAGCGCCGCCGGAGAAGCTTGCTCCGGCTGCGTTGCCCAGGTTAGCACTCATGTCCCAGCCGGCCCCGGTCAGGTCCAGGTCGCGCCCGGCCGTGCCCTGGCCGTTGTCCACCGTAGCCCCCGCCGCCTCGTTGCAGCGATAGAACGCATCCCAGGTGATCGCGCCGCCCGCGAGCGATCCCTGCGGATTGTCGTAGATGCCCTTGGCGTCCTGGTCAGTCGGCAGAGAGGCAAGTGCCGCCTCCGCCATGCAGGTAAGCAGGCCCAGGCAGACACCGCTATCCGCCCCGTCTTGGCCCCATAGCTGCGCGTCGGGCGTCTGTGCCTGGAAGGTTGTATGATCGAACGCGCCGTTGAACGCCACACCGTCGGCCTTCTTGACGCCGTTGACCCACAGGTGCAGCTTCGCTTCGCCCGCGTCCACCACCAGCAAGCAATGGTTCCACGCTGCCGTTGTCATGGCCGCTGCCGCAGTCGTGGCCGTGCGGTACGTGCCGCCTCCGCCGGCCGTCGTGTCGGCGTACACCGTTACAATCCCCGTCGCATCGGCGAGCACCACCTGGAGAGAAGGGGTTCCTAAGATGTTGCGGATGTAGATGACGTGGTTGCCCGGAATGGAGGCCGGCTTGTAGGCGAAGCGCAGCGCGGTGTAGCGATGTTCCGCGACGGCCCACGGGGTGTTCACCACGGCCTTGTCGCCCGCGCCGTCGAAGTACAGGGCAGGCACGCCGTAGATCGTCCCGTCGTGGCCGAGGCCTGACAGATCCTTGACCGTCCCCCGCTGGGCGTTCGGATGCCCGTCGCCGGGGCGCCACAGGCCGACCAGGCCGTGGGGGATAAACCATCCTCTCCGTTGTCGGTTCATGCGTTGCCGTCAGGCGAGCCGAATCAGCTTGCCTGTGATATGGGTCCCGCAGTCCGTCGTGACGAACAGGCTCGTCGTCCCCGCCGGGATGCTGAAAGCGTGGGAACAGCCGCCGGCCGGCGCCCGGGCCCCGATGTTCGCCGGGGTGTTGATCGACGAGTCGTTCGCCATCGTCGCGGCGCCCGCGTAGAGCCGACCGTTGTCGGCCTCCAGGACGTAGGTGGCGCCCGCCACGACGACGACGGTGTAGTCGGAATCGAAGTTCGTCGGCACGTCGATCGCCACGCCCCCCGTCCGCAACGGGTGGGCGTCCTTCGCCTGCGTGATCGGCGTCCCGTCGGTATCGACAACATACGTGCTTTGTGGCATGGCTCGCTCCTATCGCGGGCGGCGGAAGCCGCCGCGGGATTTTTCGGCCGTCTCGGACCGATGCAGCGTCAGCTCCCACATCTGCCGCAGTCCCAGGTCGCGGATGGCCGCGACGGTCCAGGTTTCCTCGCCGCGCGTGATCGTGTCGTGGATCGCCGGGGCCGCCACGTCGGCCGCCTGGACCAGCGCGACCATCTCCCGGCCGATGATCTGCCCGTCGGGATAGTCGGCCTTCCGCTCGGAGTCGTCGACGAAGATCATCGAAACGGCGGAGCCCGATCCCCCAAGCGGCGTGTACGTCGCGGATTCGGCCGGCGACAGCTCCGCCGTCGTGTCAAAGGCCGTCGCCGCCAGGTCGGCCGCGACCTGCTCTGCCAGCGTCGTCGTCATGGCCTCTCCCCGCCGCCTGGCGGGTCAACGTGGTGTCCCCAGCGGGGCCGTCCGTGGCCACCGCCGGGGACACGACACAGGAGCCCGATGCGCTACGTGCTCATCTTCCAGGCGAGCAGGTCGACCGCGGTCGTGAGGATCTCGTCGGTGTCCTCCCGGACACGGACCACCTCGCCGCGGACGCGCTCGTCCCGGTAGGATTCGACGATCAGGCCGTCCTCGTCCTCGCCGCCCTCGGCGTAGACCATCGTCCGGAAGGCCGACGGGGTCTCCATCGACTCGCCCGGGTTCGCCAGGACGCACAGCATCACCGCCCCGGCCGTCCAGATCTGCGACATGGACTCGGCGACGCCTTCCTCGGTGGAGTCGTACGCGCCGCCCGGGGACAGGACCTGCTTGATCCCCAGCATCGACGCGATCTGCGCGTTCTGGAGCTGGGCGGGGATCAGACCCGGGTAGGTGTACTGGCTCTTGTTGGTGATCTGGGCCGTGCCGAGGAACTCGATCTTGTCGGCCCGCGGAATGATCAGCGTGTACTCGGACCGCGGGAGCCCGCAGGAGTCCTCCAGCGTCTCGCAGCCGCCCATCAGGTCATTGAGCGGCACGGCGGACGCCGCCGTCGACCACACGACGGAGGGGGTGTGAGTCGTGAAGTTGGCGTTGCCCAGGGAGATCGCCGCGGCGCGGATCTCCTTGTCCAGGAGCAGGAGGTAGCGGATGTGCTTCGCCGCCTCCTCCTCGGCGTTGAAGTAGCGCGCATAGCGCCGGCGTCGGCGGTCGTCGACCGGCTCCTCCAGGCCGTGCTCCTCGCAGAGGAACGTCCCCGAGCCGAACACCGTCTCGACCCGGTTGTAGGCGCCGCCCTCGGTCCGGTTGGTCGCCACCGGCTTCTTGAACGACTCCCGGCAGAACACCGGGAAGTTGCCGGCAGACTCGACGGTTGGGAACACCGGCGCCACGGCGCGGCCGATGAACATCGCGGCGGCGCGTAGGGCATCGTACTCCCGCACCGACGCGGCTAGGTCCTGCCGCAGGCTTACGCTAGTCGATTCCGGTACTGGCATGATCAGTTCCTTTCCTCGTCAGGCTGTCAGCCGCTGCGATTCCCTTCGCCGCGGCCTTTCAACAAACCAGGTGAAATCAGCGCCGCGTTCCACCTGGAGCGGGGCGCCCATCGTCTCTTTGAGAAAAGCCTCGACCGCCTCGCGGACGCGAAAGCCCGGATAATCCGGATTGTCCAGGTCGTGACCGCAAAGGATCCCCCCGTCGCGGAGCTTGGGGGTCCACGCCGCCAGGTCGGCCGTCATGCCGGCCAGACTGTGGTCGCCGTCGAGGAACACGAAATCCAGCTCCCCGTCGGGGACTAGGGCGGCCATGGCCACCGACTCGCCCCGGAGGATCCGACGGCGACCGCGGGCGAAGTCCGTCGAGGCGATCGCCCGCCGCATGTCGCGGAGGTATTGATCGGGATCCTTCGTCGCGTTGGCGTCGCCGCTGGCGGCGTAGTCGCTGTCCACATCCGCCGGGGCCCAGCGATCGATCATCGTCAGCTCAAGGCGCGGAAGGTGACGCAGAAGCGTTGCCGACGTCCGGCCCGCCAGGACGCCGATCTCGGCGCCGCGAACAGGCCCCGCCCCGAAGCGCCGGAGCACCTGCTCGAGGATCGCGTGAGCGCGGCCGGTCTCGCCGGCCGGAGGACGCATCGCCTTGCCGGCGGCCTTGATCCGCGCGGCGATGTGGGCCTTGCCTCGGCGGCCGGTCCAATGAAGGACGATTGCCTCCTCATCTGCCGGCCCGTCCAGGCGGAGCCAGTTGAACCGCTTGGGGATGATCGCTATCCCATCCCGCTCGGGCCCATCCATCGCGTTGAGGAACTCCTGGTCGCCGGGCTGCGCCGACGGATCGGCAAGGAGGAATCGAGCCCAGGACGCCACGATCGGCGCGCCGTGGTCGACGACCAGGACGCCCGTATTCAGCGCGTCGGCCCGGCGGTCTTTGGGGTTGTGTCCGTCCCGGGCGGCGGCAAGGCCCGAGGCCATCTCCGCATCGAACAGCGGCGTCAGATCGCCGCGGACCTCGCAGTCCGTGTCCAGCCAGATCGTCCGGGCGAACGGGCTCTTGAGGACCGCCAGCGGCTTGCGAAACCACGCGACCATCTGCGTCGTGTGCAGTCCCGCGGACCGCCGGCCCTGCACGTCGATGACGCTTCCTCGCTCGGCGCACCAGGCGCGGGCCTGGGCGCTCATGCCGAAGTCGGCGAAGGCGACCGGGAAGCCGTTGTGCGCCCGGTAGCAGCCCCACCACCACGGAAGCATCCACTCCTGCGCGGCGTCGCAGCCGGTGACCACGCCGGGGCGATGGTCCCGCTCGGGTCCCCAGCGGCACAGCTCGGCGTCGGCTGCGTCCAGCAGCCGCCCCGCCGGCAGGACGGGTACGTTTTCGCCGGCCCGCTGCACCGCCTCGGCCAACGGGACGTATCGAAGGTGCTCATTCGCCGGCGAATCCGGCGTACAACTGACGATCTGGACGCCGCGGGCCTGCGCCTCGAGGCGGATCATCGGCAGCTCGTCAACCAGCCTCGCGTACAGCTCGCGGTTGCGCCGCTTGTGCGGCTCGGCGAGCACCCTCGCGTCGTGGTAGTCCGAGGCGCCGCCGAAGTCACACCCGAGCAGGTTGATCCGCTCGCATCCCAGCCAGACGGCCAGGTGCAGGGCTGTCTGGAAGGTGTTGCCGTTCCAGATGAACTCGGCGTCCGGTCCGAGCCGGTCGAACAGCTCGTGCGGGCGGCCTTCCGTGCCGCTGACGAAGCAGACGTTTGGATACTCTCGGATCATGCGGCCGGCGAAGGCATCGTCTCGGTAGCGGCTGCCCACGAGCTTGACGAACGGCTCTGCGAGCAGGCGCGGGTCGTAGCATTCCGGGCGGTCCATGCCGATCCACACGTCGGGGCGAACGTGCGGGTAGGCCGTGTTGACGGCCAGGACGACCGCGCCGGGAACGTGGAGGTCCTCACTCCGCACGTCCCTCAGCGACGGGCCCGGACAGCAAAGAAAGCAGTCCAGTCCGCGCAGCGACCCCCGCAGGTCGCGATTGACGAATCGGCCGGTGTTCCAGCTACTCAGTGCCATGGTTCAATCCAAACGCAAGAGGCAACAGGGAACAGGCAGCAGGCAACAGGACACGACCAACAACGTTCGATCCATGACGTGAAGTCATCCTGTTGCCTGTTGCCTGTTGCCCGCTGCCTGCTGCCTCTTGCCTGCTCCCTGTTGCCGGCTGCCTGTTGCCTGTTTCGTCTATCCCCGGATTTCATTTCTGTCATGCAGGCCCATGGCCTTGATGGCCTTGAGTCGGGCGGCGCGGTCGCGGAAGACCGCATCGCCCGTGGCCGGGTCGAATCGCACGCAGTCGCCCAGCCCCCTGGCCGCGGCCGTGCGGCTGGCGTCGGCCGCCTGCTCGGGCATCACTCCGGCGGCCAGCGAGCGAATCTCGCCGCAGCCCGCTGCTCGCGGCGCGCCGGCCTCAGCCTGGTAGCTTCGCGCCGCCTGGCCGCCGCAGCGGCCGCAGGGTGCGCTGCGTGGCCGGGCTCGTCCGGCGCCGGAACGCAGCAACTCCGTCACCTCGCCGCAACGGGCACATTCGTAACAGTAGATGGGCACCTGCAACGATCCTCAACAGTGGCCGAACTGCCGCTACGGCCAAATCCAAATCCCGAAGCACGAAATCCGAAACAAGCACGAAGCGCGAATGACCAAACCATCCGGATGCCGCGATCCGCACCTTGCCGTTTGGGGCATTCGGGCTTCGGTCATTCGGATTTGTTTCGAGTTTCGTGCTTCGGATTTCGAGCTGTTCATTCCCTCGCCCCTAGTCCCTGGTCCCTATTCCCTGGTCCCTGTTCCCTGGTCCCTATTCCCTGCTGTCTTGCACGAAGAGGTCCGGCGCCTCTTCGATGTTCAGCATTCGCCCGGTGATCCTTGCCAGCCGCGACACGTCGAGCTTCAGCCCCTGCGCAGCCGCGATGCCCGCCGTCGGCAGGATCACGCGCTGGATCCAGTCGATCACGCGGCGGTACTTCCGCGCGGGCGTGTCCGGCGACATCGAATGCGGCTCGATGTCGAAGTTGTAGTCCAGGAAGTCGCCCTCACGGTCGCGCCAGGAGAACGTCACCTGCTCCTGGCCGCCGCCGGGGGCAGGCTTGATCAGCGGCAGGTCGATCAGCGGGTCGTACCACAGGTACCACGCGAGCTTGCCGCCCACGTGCTTGGTGAAACGGTAGACCTGCGAGCGCATGTCCTCGATGCGGACCGACGCGCCGGCGTAGAGCATCTCGTCCTGGCCGAGCGTCTCGCTCTGGGGGGCGAGCCCGCCGAGCAGGTCGGTGTTGCCGCCGATGCGGCTGAACTGCTCGAAGAGGAACGCCAGGTGCCTGTAGCCCTCCTCGCCCGCGCCCCCGAAGCCGACCTGCTTGTAGCGGTCCACGTTCTGCACGCCGACCATCTGCCCGTCGAGCGCGTCGCGGATCTTCTCGGCCTCCTCCGCCGTCCGCTCGTCGAAGAGGATCAGGTCCTTCTGGCGGTCGGCCTGGCGTGCCAGCTTGCGGGCCACCTTGTTGACCATCACGTGCAGGTCGAAGATAAGCCCCACCGGCGGCACCGGCAGCACGTTGTTGGGCACCCAGTGGAAGCCGAGCATCTCATACGGCCCGCGCTCGGGGCCCTCCCACGCCGCCTCGCGCAGGAAGCCCTGCGGGCCGTCGGCGTCCGCCGGGATCGTGACCACCACGTTCTCGTTCGGCAGCCAGAGGTCCAGCAGCTCCAGGTACTCCGCCGGGTTGCCCGGACCGGGCCGACCGGGGGAAAGCTCCTCCGCGCGCTGCGGCGATCCGACGACGGGCTCCTGGCCGCCGGCCGGCAGCCGCTCAGCCAGCGAACGGTCGAACAGGTCCGACTCCAGCACGTATCGCCTCGGCAGGCGGTAGCGGTTGCCCTCGAAGGCGGCCTGCTCGCGGGCGCGGGCCTGGGGGTCGATCACGTAGTCGTCCACGTCCACCGGGTCCGCAAATGGCTGTCCGTTGTCGTGGAGGTATCCGCCGAACCCCTCGACGCCCTCGACGGTCGCGCCCGGGGCCAGGCCGGTCTTCATGATGCCCACGCCGAACAGGGCATCCGCCACAACCGTCCGCAGCGACCTCGACAGGTCGATCTCCTCGGCCAGGTGGTTCCACGCCAGTGCGAAGACCTCGGCCCGGCGGCGCAAGGCCGCCCGCGGAGTGCGTATCATCGCCCGCGGGTTCGTCGCCACCAGGTGCGGCAGCACGACCGAGACCACCGAGTAGATCATGTTCAGCGGCTCGGCGCCCCCGGCCGCCGGCCCGCCGCGCCGCGAGACGTAATAGGGTCCGGCGTACTGCCGCAGGAACATCAGGCGGTTGCGGCGATACGGCGCAAGCATCTCGTCCGATTCACGAACCGCCTGGGCCAGCTTCTGCGCGGATGTCGATGTCGTCGTCATGCTCTCTCCGATTGTCATTTCCGATTGCGCCCCAACGGGGCGTCCCTGCGGGGCGGATTCGGCGGGCACAGCCCGCCCTACCGTTCCCATCGCCCGTGCCCGGTGACCTGACGGATGTACTGGTCGCGGCGGTCGGCGAAGGAGGCGGCTGGGGGCGCCCCCCCGCGCGCCCCCGCCGCTGGTTGCTCGGCCATGCACAGCAGCAGGCCGGCCGCCGCTATGACGCGGTCGCCGTGCGCGGCCCGCGCGCCGTCGGCCTCGTCCGCCAGGCCCGAAGGCCCGACCGACCCGCTGGGATAGTAGATGTACTGCTCGAGTTCAGTGATCGCGGCCTGCTCGTGGATGATCAGCTCCTCGCGTGCCAGCGCCCGCCGCAGCTCGCCGAGCAGGTCGGCCTTCTTATCGCGGCTGGAATACCAGCCGATGCGGTCGTCCTCCGGCCGCCAAGGCATCGAGACGTTCCGGTTGCCCAGGACCGCCCTGTATCCCAGCCGATAGACCTCCAGGCCGAAGATGCCACCGGGCCCGTTGGCCTCCCAGCCGAGCAGCGTGGGAACTTGCCCGCCGAACCACGTGCACAGGGCGACGGCGTATCGAGCCAGCTCGTGCGGCGGCGTGTCCGGGCAGACAAACGAGGCGACCTCCTCGCGCGTGGCGGTGTCGGCCACCTTGATGACACTGTTGGAGGCCCCGGTGCCGTGTGCGACGTCAACGAAGGCGACGTAGTTGCGGTCCTGCCGCGGCCGCAGAGAATCGCCCCTCGGCTGCGCTCGGGCCAAGCCGCCGTCGGCCGACAGCGGGCACCATAGCGACAGGCGCCGCTTGCCGCACTGCGGCATCCACCGAACCTCCGACATGCGATACGCGGTCCCCTCGGTCAGCGTGTCCACGCCGAATCGCAGCTCGCCGCGCGCCAGCGGCGGGCGGAGCTGGCCCGAAGCACGAATCCGCTGACAGACGTCCAGGTCGAAGAACGTATCGCCCGAGGCCAGGTAGTCGATGTCGAGCTCCTGGGCGATCTCCCTGCGGCTGGTGCGGCGGGCGCACTCGGCCTCGTACCAGGGCGAGGTCCAGCGGACCTTGCCGTCGGCCTCCACCTGCCTGGCCGCCCAGCCCTTGTGCGGGTGGGCCCTCCAGTGCAGCGTGATGACCTTGACCTTTCCGCTGAACCGCACGTCGGCGAAGGCGTTGCCGCGGCCCTTCGGCGTGGAGTTGAAGATTCGGCACGGCGCGGCGTCCACGGTGGCCGACAGGATCTCGTGGCCGTTCTCGACGGCGGCGAACTCGTCCAGCAGGATCGCCTTCCGCCGGCCGCCACGGCCGAGGTCCGAGGTGGTGGACTCGCCGTCGATGACCGACCCGTTGTCGAGGTTGGCCAGGTGCATGTGCCGGCGCTCGGTCTTCGGCCTCAGCCACGAAGGCAGGTTCGAGATCAGGTAGTCGGCCTTCCAGAACAGCGTGTCCGGGTTGCCGCGGGCGTCGACGTACTCCTCCTTTCGGCTGGCCGCCAGCAGCGGCGTATCCGGCACGAACAGCAGGTGCCAGACGAACGCCGCCACGCACAGCCACGTCGCGCCCATGTCCCTTGACTTGTCGATCAGCACGTCTCGCCCTTCGTCAATCGCCAGCCACACCTCGCGGCCGGCGATGTCCTGGATTTCCCACGTGAGCAGCGGCAGATGCCTGAGTTGGTCGCGCGGGTCGAACGTCCAGCACGCCAGGTTCACCCAGCTCAGGAACCCGCTCCAGCCGTCCGCGAACAGCTCCCTGTATTCCGTCTGCTCCTCGGCCGTCGCATCCAG